TTCCCGTTTAAACGTGTCACAAAGTTAATGACCGAACAACACAAACAAGAATTCATTTTGTTCCTGGAAGAATGCGGAAATCGTGTTTTAGAAAACCGCGTGACCGACATCACAAATCACGTTCCGTTTTTAAATTCGCTTTATTCTGAATACTTCGGAATAACAATTGACATTTGCGAAAATTGTTCCGGCATTCACAAAGCAATTATTAAGGATTTAAACAAGTTATTTTCGAATTCGTAATTTTAATAAATATTATAATTTTATGGAAGACGAAATCAAACGCGACAAGCGGGGATTTTTTCAAAAAGGCCACAAAGGATTCAAGCCGAAAGGAACGACACACGCACTCACACTCGAAGCGCGTGAATTGTTTATTATGACTTTGGAAGCGCAAGTTCCAAACGTTCACCAAGCATTCGCGGACGTACTCGAAAAAGACCCAGCGAAGTATTTGGATTTGTTCGCGAAGTACGCGCAATATTTCATTCCTAAAAAGGTTGAATCCGAAGTGAATTTCAATATTGAAAAACCTATCTTTAAACAATTAGAATTGAATGTCATTTCAGAAAACGACGGCGCAATCTAAAATTGCCAAATTAAGAAAACGAATTCGAATCGTGCAAGGCGGAACGTCAAGTTCCAAAACGTTTTCGATTGTTCCCTTATTGATTTCGTACGCAATTGAAAATCCAATGTCGGAAATTTCGATTGTGTCCGAATCAATCCCGCATTTGAAACGGGGTGCAATCAAAGACTTTCAAAAAATTATGATACTTTGCGATTTGTACCGCGACGAACAATTCAACAAATCCGATTTGAAGTATAGATTCAAGAACGGAAGTTTTATTGAATTCTTTTCAGTTGACCAACCGGACAAATTGAGGGGTGCGCGTCGTGACGTTCTATTTGTAAACGAGTGCAACAACATTGACTTTGAATCGTATCAACAACTCGCAGTTCGAACAAAGAAGTTCATATATTTAGATTACAACCCGACAAGCGAATTTTGGGTGCATAGCGAATTGATTAATGACCCCGATTCCGATTTTGTTATATTGACATACAAAGACAATGAAGCACTTGACCCAGCAATTGTTCGGGAAATTGAAAAGGCAAAAGACAAAGCCAAGACATCGTCGTATTGGGCGAATTGGTGGCAAGTTTACGGACTTGGAAAAATCGGGTCGCTTGAAGGTGTGGTATTTTCAAATTGGAAAATTATTGACAATATACCAAGCGAAGCAAAGTTTCTCGGTAGTGGATTAGATTTTGGATTTTCCAACGATCCGACCGCGCACGTTTTTGTTTATGAATATAACAACCAAATCATTGTTGACGAAAAGATTTATACAACCGGCCTTTTGAACTCGGACATCATTCGACGAATGGAACAAGACAAACGATTTCCAATTTATGCCGATTCAGCCGAGCCAAAAAGTATTGAGGAAATAAGACGCGCGGGATTCAATATCAAACCAGTTGTCAAGGGCAAGGATTCAATTTCATTTGGAATCGCAATCCTTCAAGAAAAAGACATTCTTATAACCAAGTCAAGCACGAATCTAATAAAAGAATTCCGCGCTTATTCTTGGGACACGGACAAGACCGGAAAAAAATTGAACAAACCAATTGACGAAATGAATCACGCAATCGACGCGTTGCGATATTTTGCAATGTCGCATTTTAAAATTATGAATAAAAAATTCCGCGTTACATAAATTATTGCTATATTGCAACGTTTTCATAATTGATTAGTTTTTTGATTTAGTAAGAAGCACTCACTTTTTTAAGTGGGTGTTTTTTTTTGCGTGACGATGACACAAAGACGAAATCCCTTATGTACGCTTTGGCAGTAAAATAAAAACACACTCCCCCCAAAAAAACGAAATATTTGCGTCTTTCCGTCTAATTAGAAGTTTATTAATTTTGCAATTAATTAAATACCAATGCTTTACAAGTGAAAAAGTAGTCAAAAAAGCGTGACGCAAATTTTTTAAAAGGTTGATTTGCGTCTGTTATCAACAATTTGCGTCTTTTATTAACACGTTTGCGTCACGAATATTCCATTATTTATATAATTTTCTAACGTGGGAAAAAAAAATAAAATAGAATAAAAGAATAAATAGCTTATTTAGAATGATTCTAAATAATGATAAAAAAAAGCAAACAAAACGACTATTGGTTGTTATATTATTAAATGATATTTTTATGAAGATTACAATTCCGACTGATTTGTCCGAAATTAAGTTGTCGCAATATTTGCGTTATTCAAAAGTATTGGAAGACAACCCAGAAGACGAAACGTTCATTGCCATTCAAATGGTGTCAATTTTCTGCAAAATGAAAATCGAAGACGTTATGAAAATACCGGCTTACGACTTTGCGGAAATAGTGGAACACATAGGCGAAGTATTGAAACAAAAACCGGCGCTTGTTCGAACGTTCAAATTAAACGGCGTGAATTATGGATTCGTTCCAAATTTTGACGACGAATCAATTGGGACTTATGCGTTCATTGATTCGCATTTAGGAAGTCAAGAAAATTGGTCGAAGTTAATGTCGGCAATGTATCGGCCAATAACAAAAAAGGTTGGCCAACTTTACGACATCGGGAAATTTGAAGGCGATAAATATTCCGAAGAATTTTTCGACATTCGAATGGACTGCGTTGTGGGTGCGGTGCTTTTTTTTTGGACTTTAAAAATCGAATTATTGAACAATATAATGGCTTATTCGGAACAAGTGGTGACGACGGACAAGAATTCGGAAGCGGTGGAAGTTTTTTCGAACGCTGGGGTTGGTATCACTCAATTGTCAAAATTGCGCGAGGAAATTATTTTGACATCGAACGAGTTGAAGCAACAAACTTGCATTTTGCGCTTACCTTCTTGTTGTATTTAAAGGAACAAGAAGACGAAGAAGCGAAACAAATAAATAATAAATTCAAAAAGAATGAATGAATTTTATAAAATAATAGAGTTTTTGAAATCGACAATCGAATCGAATCCGCTTGTCAATACAATTACACACGGCACACCGGATTTAATCGACATTGATAAAAAAAATATTTATCCGCTTGTTCATTTGAACGTAACGCAATCGCAAATTCTAAATGGTGACGTTTCATTTGATATTGAAATCACTTCATTAGACATTCGCAACGTTTTAAAATCAAACGTTCGTGACAAGTTTTTAGGAAATGACAACGAACTTGACAACCTCAACACGTGTCACGCCATTTTAAACCACTTAATTACAAAATTGAAGTTGCAGTACAACGACTATGACGTTGAGTTGTTAAATGAGCCGAATTTGATTCCTATGCTATTGCAATTTTCAAATCAGTTGGACGGGTGGCAAACAACATTGACGCTTGGCATTAAGAACGAAGTAATTGTTTGCGACTAATATGGATCAAAAAGAAGTTCAAAAAACGTTTCAAGAATTTGGCGATTATGTAATTGCAAAAGCAAAATCGAATTTGAAGTCAAGCGGAAAAAACGCGTCCGGTAAATTGATTGAATCTTTGGAATATGATTTGAAGGTAAACGAAAATTCGGTCGAGTTTGATTTTTATGCTGAAGATTATTGGAAATTTGTTGACAAAGGGGTCAAAGGAAAATTCAGTTCGGCAAAAGCGCCAAATTCGCCGTATCAATTCGGAAGCGGAACGGGAAAAAAAGGCGGTCTTCGAAGTGCGATTGACAAGTGGGTAATTCGAAAAGGATTGACAAACGTTCGCGACAAGCAAGGACGATTCATAAACCGCAAACAAATGGTGTCAATGATTTCAAGTGCAATCTATAATCGAGGTTTGAGTGCAACGCAATTTTTCAGTAAACCATTTGAAGAAGGATTCAAGCAATTGCCGGACGAAATCCTGGAAGCATACGGCAAGGATTTGGATAAATTTTTAATTAAAGAATTACAATAATGAAAAAAATATTTGTTAGAAGTCCGTACTTTATAACGATTGACGAAGTCGACCAAACAAGCGGAAAAATTGAATTGTATATTTGGAACAAAGACCAAACAAAACCAAGTTCGCCGACTTATACTTTGGCGAAAAACGTTCCAAGTTTAAACCAAACGAAATTGGAATGGAACGTGTCCAATTATGCAAAAGAATTTATTAAGCCAATATTTCCAAACTCTGTTTTAGTACCTACGGAAGAAAATCCCGATACTTGGTGTTATATGCAAGTAATTTCATATTCAAATGATATTGAAGTTGACGACCAAACTTTTGTTTGCTTGAATGGATATACTTCGTATTTAGGCGGATATAATCAATACAATAGTAATGTAGTTATTCCTTTGGTTAACAATGCAATAATTTTTCAAAAGACTGCGTCTTTTGTCCCTTATGTAAATGTATTTTACGAGCAAGGTGAATACGAAATAATTGGCGTTGGAACGTTGAGCATTGGTGAGCCAACAATGTACAAATTGCCTTTGACTGCGGATTTAAACGGCGACGATTATTTTGAATATTATTCAACTGAAATTTGTGAGTCAAAATATACGCCGGTAGTTTGTTCGTTTGTGAATAGATACGGCGGTTGGCAATTCTTGACATTTTTCAAAGCGTCAAAAGAAGCAATCGAAACGGATTCAAAGGAATTCAATTTATTGCCTTCGAGTACTAACTACAATGTTTTTCAAGGGCAAAGAAGAAGATTCAACCAACAAGGCAAACAATCAATCAAATGCAACACCGGCTGGGTTTCTGAAGATTATTTCGAACTGATTCAAGATTTACTTTTGAGCGAAGTTGTTTTGTTGGATAATGTACCGGTAAATGTAAAAACAAAATCGAGCGAAAAGAAAACACATTTGAACAATAGATTGATTAATTACGAAATTGATTTTGAATATAACTTCGGGTTAATAAATGACGTAATATGATAGTATCATTATACATTAAAACGCCAAAATTCCAAAACACAAATCCTTTTACTTTAAATAGTTTTTACAAAAGGGTGAAAAATGACGGCGGAGTTTTTGAAGCGGAAAATTGTTTGAAAAGCACAATTGAATCATTGGGCGGAACGTCGGGAGTTCTTGAAACTTACAATCGTATTGAATTATTTGAAGACGAAAAAATTTCGGTGAATTCGTCGATACAAAATATAAATGACATCAGTAAAATATTTGCTGACTATTCGAATTCATTCACGATTCCGGCCTCACAAAACAACAATGAAATATTTCGTCATTGGTATGAAAATAGCGTTGAAGACGGATTCAATCAATTGATTCGTTACGACGGATACATTGAAATTGATACTATTGTTTTTCGTGTTGGAAAATGGCAATTGGAATCGGCGTCGGTCAAAGACAATAGAGTTGAA